AATTTATGTAGAAAATGAATTTATTTCTTTAAAGGTTGGTCCATACTATAAGTCATATTATGTTGGAAAGTGGTATAGGCCAATGCTCATTCACTTTTCATATTCACCAAACTCAATAAAATTAATGATTAACGGAGCTGTAATTATTGATGAAAAAATAAACATAGAAGATATAACATTTCCAAATTCTTCTAGTTATGATTCAGATTGGCTTGGTTTTTATTCAGACTCAACAATCTCAAAGTTTCAAATTGATTCATTTTCAATATATTCATACATAGTAACTCAAAATATGGCAAAAAGAAAATTCGTGTATGGCCAAGGTGTAGATACAGTTGACGATATAGTAAAAAAGTTTAGCGGCACATCAACCACAGTTGATTTTTCTTTTGCAAACTATACAAAAAATATATTGTATCCAGACGTACTTCCATGGGTTGCAGGATTTCAATCAAATCTTGATCCACAGACAAATACGCTATCTCTACCACAATATTCAACTCCAGAGATAATCTCATATGGAGAAGACCTATCTGGGTTTGTAAGAAATAGGGCGGTAAGAACATGGAATGGAATAAAAGGCTACCCATGGTCAAGATGGCTTCTTAATACCTGGAGAACACTATCTCTATCAAGAGAAATGAATATCTTATATGATAATAATGCACTTCAACAGTCTTCTACGTCTAATTATTATTTAAAGCTTTCTCCAAATTCATCATACAATGATATAAAGACAGCAATAGTATTCAAAGATGCAAATCCACTTAATGATACGCTTGGTTCTATATTGGGACTATTTTCAATTAATAATGCTGAGCTTCAAGAATCAGTATCTATATTTAATGAAACAGAAATGGTAATTATGCAATTTACCAATAACAACTCTGGAGACACATTCAAGATTTTAATATCTGATATAAATACTACGAACAGAACGTTCAAAATAAAATATATGTTTAACTCATATCAATTAAATTCAAGTTTTGAAACTACTCACACAGTTCCAACATCTGGAGAGTTATATTTTATTGCTGGGGTACATTTAAATAGACTTAATTCATATGCATCAAATAGAATAAGAAACTTTTTCAAAAATCCCAATATACTTCAATTATCAATAGGCGGCACATCTGATAATCAGTTTACAGGAAGAATTTATAAAGTAGCATTTAATAATCAATTCTTTACATCAAAGGATATGTCATCAAGTTTCAATTCCGCTGGATTTGCTACAAATTCTGGAACAGAACAAGTTACAACATCTCATTCAATATTTAATTATATAGGAAACTATACTTTAGTATTCAAGAAAGCAAATGACAGCATGATTATGGATATTGCTAGTGCAGGATATTGGCAAGATAGCATACCGCTTTATCAGCTAGGAACATATATCACAAAAACAAATCAGTCTGAATATTATGATCTTGACATGATGCAGTTCAATATAGATTATCCAGTAGAACTAGTTAATAATACTGACTTTGATACAGATGATGATGTTAAATGTTATGTAACAATTCAAAGATTTGATGATCTTACAACTACGCCGTACTCTAACTACACAATAATAAAACAGCTTGATGATAGTAGATATGTTGATTTTGATGCTGTGACAACAAATATTGATCAAACTAAGTTTAGGGTAGTAGATAACACAATAATATTTCCACCCAAAAATCTTATTGATTTTAAAGATGCATACATAACAATGCATATTGAAATAAAGAGTCCTGGAATAAATACCAATCCAATGCAAATTAAAAATCTTTCAATGTCATCATTAGCGTATGATCAATCAATGCTATATGCCCTCGGAACACAGAATGGAAACAAAATTTATCCATTTACAAGAGCAGCAGTAAACTATGTAACAAAGATTAAAAATCCATTTGCAATTTATAAAAACTCTACTCCTTACCTATATTTAACTGGAGATTCTGGAATTCAATCTCTTCCATACCCACCTGTAGATGATTCAATTGATGAAACTAGTGCTAGGGGTATATTAATTCCAATCAATCCAGATAAAAAAGATTCATATACGGTACATGGATTTCATATGTGGATGATGTTTAATGATGATTATTCAATTACATCGGATAAGCTACTTTTTAGCTTTATGTATGAAGGAACTAGAATTAATTTTTATGCTGAGCCAGAATACGGTGGCAAAAGGGCAAGAATAAAAGCCTATCAATTTAAATTCTATTCAGAAACTGAAGATCCAAATATCATTCTTCATTCAAATGGAATAAAACAAGATGTTTACATCGAACCATTGACATGGACAATGTTAACTGTTCAGTTCATTAATCCAATAACTATTAGCAATGTCACTGGAAGTCTTGAGCTTTACAATGGCGCTCTATTTAATAATATTTGTGTGTATCAGCAGTCAATAGATAACATTGTTGATGATATATTTGAATCTCATTTAGGTCTTTCAAACATAGTTGTTCAAGATCCAGTCGAAATATCGGTAGATTCAGAGGCAGTCACCATGTTTTCTGACATAGACATTACCACTTTTAGCGGTAGACCAATATAATATGGTAAAATAACTTATATGGTCGATGGTAACTCAAAACTTACTGTTATTAAAAAAACATCAGATTACGGTCTTTATGTCTGGATGCTACCAAATGGAAAGATATTTAGCGACAATAATGGCAATATTATGAATATACCAGCAAGACCAGGAGACATTGAGGCAATGTCAAAAATAACAAAAGCGGCAGCATACTATGGAGTTCCAGACGGAAGACCAGTCTTTCAGCCAGGGGTAAGAAGAATAACAGAAGAAGAACACTCTGAGCAATTAGATAGAATGAAGCAGGGATATATTCCATCTGAAACAGACATAGGCGCATGGCTGGACGCTGCAAAGGGATTGAACAAACATGGAGAATGAAGAAAGAGAATATAGGGCTAGGATAGATAATCCAGAGTCATTTCAAATCAAAGTTCTACATGACCCATTTGCTACACCAATTGAAGAGGTAAGAAAATTTGACGGCCTTCATGCAAATTTTAAGCGCCGTGCCGCCAGACTTGAAAAGGTATGGACTGGTGCTAACGATACAAAATCAAAACAACTCATTCCACTGCAAGACATAACAACGGCATATGGCCTATTTGATGTTATTATTCCTCCATATAATCTTGACGAGCTTGCGTCATTTTATGATTCTTCATTTGCAAATCACGCAGCAATAAACGCTAAGGTATCCAACATAGTTGGACTTGGATATGGATTTGAAATGACAGATGCTGTTACCGAAAGACTAGAAGAGGCATCAAGTGATGATCAACTAAAAAGGGCGCATAGAAAAATTCAAAGATCAAAAAATGAATTAACAGAATGGCTAGAAAGCAGGAATGATGAAGATACCTTTACTCATATTCTTGAAAAAATATGGACAGACTATGAAGCAACGGGCAATGGATATATGGAAATCGGACGAACTGTTGCAGGAGAGATCGGTTACATTGGCCATATTCCTGCTACTACTATTCGTGTTAGACGCCTTAGGGATGGATATATTCAAATAATAAATCAGCAAACTGTATATTTTAGAAACTTTCAAGATACAAAAACTCCAAATAATATAACAAATGATCCAAGGCCAAATGAGCTTATTCATTTTAAAAAATATACACCAAAGAATAGCTACTATGGAATTCCAGATGCTTTATCTTCATCAATGGCTATAGTTGGAGATCAACTTGCAGGTAAGTATAATATTGATTATTTTGAGAATAAGGCTGTTCCAAGATACATTGTTACTCTAAAGGGTGCAAAACTTAGCAATGAATCAGAGGATAAATTATTTAGATTCCTCCAGTCTGGTATGCGTGGACAAAATCATAGAACTTTATATATTCCACTACCACCAGATTCTCCAGACAATAAAGTTGAATTTAAGATGGAGGCAGTTGAAAACGGCATACAAGATGGATCTTTCCAAAAGTATCATAACTCAAATAAAGAAGATATTCTTATGTCACATCAAGTACCAATGTCAAAGGTTGGTACTGGAGTAGGAATGTCAATTGCATCAGCCCTTGCCTCTGATAGAACATTTAAAGAGCAGGTTGCAAGGCCAGCACAAAGAATGCTTGAAAAAATTCTTAACAAAATAATAAAAGAGCGAACAGACATGTTCAAAATAAAGCTCAACGAGTTAACTCTTACAGATGAAAATACTCAAAGTCAGATTGATGAAAGATATCTTAAGATGCAGGTCATTGTTCCTAACGAAGTAAGAACAAGACTTGGTATGCCAATGATTGATGGTGGACAAGATCCAGTACAAATTAAGCCACAACAAAGAGCAGAAATAAATGCTCAAGGAAACAGGCAAAGAGATTCAGAAAGACAAAATAATGCAACAGACAGTCCAAACACTGCAACAGGTAGAAATCCTGGTGGAGAAGGACGAACAACACCATAACATTATGGTAAAATTATTAAAATATTAGGATATAATGTGATTGTCATGACTATTTTTGAAAAAGCCTACTGGAACACAAGCGGAGACAATATTTCAATATTGATGCCGATTTCCAAGGTAGATGCAGAAAAAAGAATTGTATCTGGATGGGCAACCACAGATGCTGTTGATAAGCAAGGAGATATTGTCTCCATTGATGCGTCAGAAAAGGCGTTTGATAAATTTCGTGGAAACGTTCGTGAACAACACACGCCGCTAGCAGTTGGAAAGGTTATTTCATTTAAAAGAGATAAGTATTTTGACAAGGAAAGCGGAGAAATTCATAACGGCATCTTTGTTGATGTATATGTATCCAAGGGTGCAGAAGATACCTGGCACAAGGTAAATGAAAAAATCTTAACTGGATTTTCTATTGGTGGAAAAATTAATGACACAGAAGAAGTTTATGCAAAAGGAGCAAATGGTCCAGTAAGAATGATCAAGGATTATGACCTATTTGAGCTTTCTCTTGTTGATAACCCTGCAAATCCAGATTCAAACTTTGTTTCAATTCAAAAGTTTAGCGATAATACTGAGGTAGTTGAGAAAAACTATCTAGAAAATGTATATTGGTGCAATTCAAACGAGGTAGTTATTATTAGTGAAAAATCTCAGTATAATTGCCCAGATTGCAATAATGATATGACAAATATAGGCTTTGTTGAGAGCAGAGATACTGCAAAGGCACAGACAATTAATGATCTTATAAAAAGCTTTTGCTCACCAGTCTCAGATGAAACATCTGATAATATGGCGATTGACGAAGTAGCCAAGTCAATTGCTGACAATGATAAGAAGGAGGGAAGTAACGTGGGAATTCTAAAGAATAAGAAGACGACAGAAGAAATAGTTGAGAAGTCTGATGATGTAGTAGAGGACGCTCCAGAAGAAGTCGTTGAAGAAGAAGCCGCAGAAGCGGAAGAAGTTGTTGAAGAAGCAACAGAAGATGTTGAAGAAGTTGAAAAGTCCACTACTCCTGAAGACAGCAACGTAGAAGACTTGGCTAAAGCTGTTGATGAAATCAAGACTTCAGTTGCTGAGGCAGTAGATGAACTAGTTTCAGCGGTAAAAAGCATTGCAGAAAAAGTAGCTGACCTAACAAAGTCAGTAAACGGTGTCTCAGAGGATGTATCCGTAGTAAAAGGCAATGTAGAAGAGTTTGGACAGAGAGTTGATGCAATTGAAGCTGATACTGCTGTTCGTAAGTCTGGCGATCTTGGCGGGATCGTTCAGGAACAAAAGATAGAAAAATCAAAGTGGGGCGGTCGTTTCCTCAAAGCCGCAGACATATATCGGTAAATAAATAGGAGGTGAAAATAAAATGTCAGATGAAATCCTAGAGAAAGCAGCAGCAGCAGGAGCAGTAGTATCTGGTGGAATTGGCGGAGTCGCCAACCCACAGCTCTACGATCTTGGTGTTGTTGGAAGCACAACCGACGATGGCGGTATTCTCAATCCTGAGCAGTCTCGCCAGTTCATCGAATACATTTGGGAGCAGCAGGTTCTAGCACAGGATGGTCGCAGAGTAACAATGCGTTCAAACACTGCTGAACTTGAGAAGCTCAACGTTGGCGAACGTGTTATCCGTGCAGCTAATCAGGCTGATGGCACATACACAAATGCAGGCGTAGCATTTACAAAGGTTGAAATCACAACCAAGAAGATTCGTCTAGATTGGGAGGTTGCAACTGAAGCCCTTGAGGACAACATTGAGGGTACAGCTCTTGAGGACCACCTTGTTCGTTCAATGACAAGGGCGTTTGCAAATGATCTTGAAGATCTTGCAATCAATGGTACTGGAGCTGGAACAAATGCATTCCTTAGCATCATGGCAGGATTCCACAAGAAGGAGACTGATAATGGCAATGAGGCCACAGCAGTATCCTCCAGTGGATCTACATGGACAGTTCAAGATCTTCAGAGCATCATTCTAGCTATGCCACGCAAATTCCGTGGTTCACGCTCAGCTATGAAGTTCTATACTGGATCACCAACAATGTCTTCACTTCTCAACAACCTAGCTCAGACTGGTAACTACAACTCTGAGAGAATTGTTGAGAGAATTGTTGACGGAACTGTACCACAGGTCGTTGGTGTACCACTTCAGTATCGCGTTCTAGGACTACCAATCGTTGAGGTACCATTCCTACCAGACGATTACGTTTCTCTTACATTCCCAGAGAATAGAATTTGGGGATTCCAGAGAGATGTTACAGTCCACCGCGAGTTCAAGCCAAAGAAGGATACAGTGGAATACACAGTATTCGTTCGCTTTGGTGTCGAAATCGAAGAGACAGACGCTGTTGCATTCGGAGAAAAGTAATATAACTAAATATGTGTAGGGCGGGAAGTTTCGGCTTCCCGCCTTAACATATTTTAGGTGATATAATTAAATAAATTGGAGGAAATGTGTCTAATAAGGTTGCATTATATGTGCCAAATAACATGTTTCATCCAGTATTAGGAAGACTTGAAAAAGGTTACAACATTGTATCAAGCGACGATGCTGAACAATGGATAAAAATATCAAATAAGGTACGAGAAGCAAGTCCATATGAAGTTGCTGCTCACTATGGAGGATAGGAAATGGAAATATTAAGACTTCCAGAAACTAGTCAAATTCAAGCAACGTTTACTGTTGCAGCAGCATCTCAACTCTATACAATGAATTATACAGACTTAACTACAGCCTCAGCATATTCTGCGTCAGCGGTATCCAGTGCATCAAAGCAGGTAACTTTCACATTAAACTCAAGATATCTTTCTTATGCTGGAAATCTTTTTGCAAATGTATATAATTCTTCAGGCGATAATGTTATGTCAATTGGTATTGACGTAGTAAAACCATATTGTGATATTACGAGCTTAAAGGCAAGACTTGGAATTACAACATCACAATGCATTGGTGCAGAAAAAGTTGCCAGGAAGATGATAGAAGCTGAAGCTGGATCATTTCAATTTATGAGAAAACAAAAAGAAATTATTGGAATGGGAATGGATTATCTTCCTGTAAAAGAAAGACTTGTTAAAATGTACTATTTGAGTGAAAACGGGGTACTGATATATGACTACCAGAATTCACTACTAAATGAATATAAAATAAGCATAGATAAAACTTCAATAATTCATGCAGAGCAAATAGAAAATAAGGTTGAATATAGAAAAGTCTGGGAAGATAGAAACTATCCTGTGACATTCGCCTCTGGCAATGATTATTTACTTGAAGCAGACTTTGGATATCAGGTAGTTCCTGGGGATGTAGAAGAAGCATGTGAAATTCTTATTCAAGATTTAATAAGTGATAACATGAGATATTTTAATAGAAATATTGTAGAGTTTGACAATCAAGAATTTAGAATAAAGTTTTCCAATACCGCTGCATCTGGTACAGGAAACTTGCTAGTAGATAAACTTCTATCAAACTACAAGAATAATATAGTGCCTGGAGTAATCTAATGCTTCCAGTTGGCAACATATCAAGTCTGATGTATCCAATGAATGCAGATATATATTATGCATCATACGAACAAAATAATATGGGTGAAATGGTAAGCACCTGGCTATTCGATAGAACAATAAAATGTTCTGCAATAAAAGAAAGACCAACATCGGCAATAGCAAACGTGGTGCAATCAAATAGATTTATAGAATATGAAACACAATTAGACTTTAGAACAGAAGAAAATATATTGATTGATAGCGGTGGTGTATCGCATCAGATATCTGATACTCTTGTTCAAAAAATAACAGATCCAGCAGGAACACTAGTCTGGTTTGAAGATAATATATCAGATCCAACAAAGTTTGAAATAAATAATATTGAGCCGATGTTTGATCCATTTCATAAACTTTTTGGATATAGAGTATTACTCAAGAGGGCAGAAGATCAAGATGTATAGTCTTAAATATGATTCAAAAAAACTAATGAAGTTATTAGATAATGCAGTATCATATTCAAATGGATTTGTCAATGAAACAAAGGCAAGGCAAGAACAATTAGCAAATATTGTAGCTTCAGAAAGTATTGATGCATTTTATAACTACCTTGATTCCCTGGCAAGAACAAATCCTGGAATGCTACATCATGTATATGAATGGGGACAAGTAGGAAATCCAGATGCAAGATTATATGAATTAAAAAGAATACTTAGTGGATCAAATAAAATTCTCATTGAAGCAGATTTTATTACGTCAGAGTCTCTTCCAGACGGCAGTAATGAGCCGTTCTATGATAAGGCACAAATAATGGAAGACGGAGTAACTGTAGTAGTGAATGAAGTCAATGCCCAAGCATTGTTTTTTGAAATTGATGGTCAAGAGTTTTTTAGAACTGGTCCAATAGTTATTGAAAATCCTGGTGGAGAAGCGGTAAGGGGATCATTTGTTAGGGCATTTGAAGAATTTTACAATGTATACTTTGATCAAGTATATCTTAGAGCTATTAGATTTTATGAACATTTTGAGAATCCAAAAGAATACGAAAGAAATTTTGTAGGCGCAGTAAATGGATACAATGCATATTCGTCTGGAAGAAGCACTGCGTTATCATGGATTCTAAGTGGACCAGGAGAAGGCTATGAGTAGTTATCCAGAAGTTGCAATAAATAAATATGTATGGAAGCAATTTGAAATAGCAAAGCCAGCTATATTTTCAGCATATAAAGGTGTCGTTCCAATATTTCCTGTATCAGATAATAAATCTGGAGATACAAAATGGGGAGGAAAAACCTATATAATTTATGATTCTTTCATGAAATCAAGAATGAAAAACAAGGGAATTTATGCAATAAAGAGTGCTCAAATGATGTATTCCATAAAAGGAGAAATTGCAAGTATTTATGAGTGGAGAGATTTTATTATCAATGTTCTTGACAGAGAAGATATTTCTGCAAGAGATGTAAATAGCTTCGCTGGAACAAATTTCAATGATAATCAATATTATTTTCATTCAATATGTACAAATCAGATAAACTATATAGGAAATACAACAGAAGCTGGCGGGGTACTTAAAGAATTCTCAACAAACATTGTTATCAAATATGATTATCATATAACAAATGTATATAATAATGCTTAAATATCAATGTATAATGTTCTTGAGGAAATGCCCCACGCCAAAAAATACATTCACAAAGGGGTGAAAACACCATGGCAACACTTGGAAATTCAAAGCAGATTATTGTAGGTGCAGCACAGGTATTTATGTCAAAGCAGGGTCCACTAGAATATTACAGTGGCACAGGCTCTGCTGCCATTTATAACTGGGGATCTGGTTCTGTTAGCACAATTCCAGCATTCGTTTCTGGAACAAAGTATGCAGATACACTAGAGGCAGCTACAACTGACTGGAGAAACGTAGGATACACATCAAACGGTCTAGAGATTCAGTTCCAGCCAGATTTCGGTGAGGTTCAGGTTGATCAGCTACTTGACGTTGCTCGTATGTACAAGCAAGGTATGCAGGTAAGCCTCGTTACAGCTTTCGCAGAAGGAACACTAGAAAACCTAGTTGTCGCTGCTGCGTTCTCTGATGCCGATCTTAACGGAACAGACGATAGTGCAACTGTAGGTAAAGTACTTGTACTTAACTCAGGAAATCTAGGAGAGGTTCCTCTAGAGCGTGCAATGATTGCTATTGGCCCAGGATCTGGTGATCCAGACCACACAGGAGCTAATGCAAGAGAACGTGTATACACAGCTCTCCGTGCTCTTTCCATTGAAAACGTAACTGCAATGGCAAAGCGCGATGCTCCAACTCAGTTTGAGGTAACATTCCGTCTAATGCCAGCAAACAATGGCTCATATGGAAAGATTGTTGACCGCAAGGTTGGTTCATAATCATAACAAAATATAAGTTTGGCCCCCATCCAAAACGGGTGGGGGTCAAATTTATTTCTGCTATGATATAATTTTATTAACAACGAAAGGAATAAAATGGCTACATCAGTATACGATATAGTAGAAATTGAATTGATTGATGGAACAAAGATCTCCATGCGACCACTCAAGATTTCACTTCTTAGAGAATTTATGACAGAATTTCAGAAAATTGGTGATGAGAAAATTGCTGAAGATAACATCAAGTCAATGGATCTTCTTCTAAGTTGTGCTGTAATTGCAATGAAACAATATAACGATGAATTAGCAACAAAAGAAAAGCTTGAAGATATTATTGATCTTCCAACGGTATACAAGATTATAGAAGTTGCAGCAGGAATTAAGCTTAACG